GGAGTTTAACGGCTATAACCATGCGGAGCTTGCAAACAAATACGGGGTGACGCCGCGGTGGGTTCGTTATATCTGCGGGGACGGGGATGTGCCGGGTCAGATCAGCTTTGAGGATCTGCCCCAGGCCCTGAACCCTTATTATTGTCAAGAGGAAAATGCAAAAAAATAAAAGTTTGTGAAGAAACTCTTAGAAGTGCTTCATATAGATTGTTCCCTACTTGGGAATTACAATGTGGTCATGAGCAGAACGCTCGTGGCCATTTTTTGTTATGCAGAAGGAGGAAGGAAGTATGGAAGCGATCCAGACACAGTTAATGTCTACAGCAGTATCCATCGCCATGGCAGTGATCTCCCTGGGGGGCGCGTATGCGGTCTATTACATCCATGCAGCTGTCCAGAAGGTCAAGGCACAGACGGCGCAGATCAAAGACCAGGCGCTGCGCAAGCAGCTGGAGGATGCGCTGGATGATACGGAGTATCTGGCAGGTGTAACCGTGGGGGCGATCGAGCAGACTACGGCGCATCAGCTGCGGGAGGCAGTCAAAGACGGCAGAGTGGATCGGGAGGAGCTGCAGGCACTGGCAGCACAGGCGTTTGCCGAGATCAAGTCAGGCGTATCACCCACCGCACAGCAGGTGATCACAGACCAGCTGGGGGATTTTGACACATATCTGACCAACCTGATCGAGCGGAAGGTACTGGAGCTGAAAACTGCCAGCGGGAAACAATAAGGGGGGATTTCATGGAACTGGTACAGATCACTGCGGTTATTGGAGCAGCCGCTTCCCTTATCTGTACGCTGGTGGTAGGGGCACTGAGCTTTTTTATCAAACGCACCCTGTCCTCCCTGGAAAGTAATGACCAGAAAAATGCGGAGGAGATCCGGCGTCTGGGAAGGGAACTGAATGACCTGAAAGCAGACCTGCCTTTGATCTATGTCACAAGGGAGGACTTCATCCGGATCATGAACCGGGTGGAAGATAAGCTGGACCTGCTGCTGTACAACAGTCCACAGGAGAAACGAAAGGAGGAGTAAGAATGGCGATCTTAGACGACATGGACGAGCTGGAAGTGGAAAAGAACAAGGCTGTCCGTGGCTATATCATCCGGTCCCTGGCAAAGGGGAACCAGAACGCCATGCTGGTAAGGCAGATCACCAATGCACTGGTATCGGACGGGCTGATCTATTCCCCGGATATTTCCAAACATCTGGAATATCTGGAGGCAGGCGGCTACATTGAGTTTACGGATCGAAGGGCCAATGCCTACAACGTGTACCGTAAGGACGGAGTGGTAAAGCTGACTAAAAAGGGCGTGGATCTGGTAGAGGGTACGATCGAGGAGCCTGGGGTCGATGTCTAAAAAGGAGCGGCGCAGGACCCGCATCAGTGGAAGCGTGGACAAGCTTCCGGAAGGGATCCGGCTCCAGCTGGATGCAAAGCTCATGGACACATCCAACAGCTATACGGACCTTGCCTTATGGCTTAAGGAAGAGGGGTATCCTGTTTCCCGGAGCGCCATCGGGCGGTATGCGATCCGCTCCAACCAGGCAGCACAGAGGGTAGCAGAGACCCTGCAGCGCACCCAGGCGATCGCGGCGGCAGTAGAGGCGCATCCGGATATGGATTATACCAAAGCGGCCAGCATGGTTCTGATGGACGGCCTGATGCAGCGGGTCAGCACTGCGGAGGAGGACTTTGCGGAAATGCCCCTTGACAAGGCAGGACGTCTGATTGCAAGCCTGAACCGGGCAGCGACCTATGAGAAGAAGGTCAGGCAGGATATGAAAAAACGGGCCGAGCTTGCCTTTGAGGAGATGGAAACGGAGCTGATGGCGGCGATCCGCCAGGATCCGGAGCTGAAGGATGAGCTGCATGGCATATTGTTACGGGCAAAGGAGAAGGTACTGAGGGAAGATGGATAAATTAAATGCGTTTATTGAGCACCTGGAAGCAGATGAAGACAGGGAAGCCGCTGCCAACGAAGCGTACCAGCAGGAGCTTTTTAAAAAGTATGTCCTGCGGGGCGGGAACGAACCGGGGGAGCGCAGACGCCTCTGGAAGCTGTACCAGGAAGGGGCAGGGCTGACCGGCCAAAAGGGGCTGCGGAGGCAGCTGGCTGCCTTTGACCTGGAATATTTCGGCAGGGCCTATCTGTCCCATTACTTTGTCAATCCGTCACCGGCTTTCCACAAAGAACTGGATGAGGTGTGGATAAACGGGGTGATGAAAGGGATGAACCCCCTGGAACAGGCAAAGCGCATTTCCCGCATGGAGGGCTGCCGTAAGGCGATACAGGCCCCCCGTGGACATGCAAAGACCACGACCTTTACTTTCAAGGACAGCCTGCATGCATCCCTGTACGGATACAAGCATTATATCATCCTGCTGTCGGACAGCTCCGAGCAGGCGGAAGGATTTTTGGCAGGGATCAAGGACGAGATCGAGGAAAACGGTGCAATCCGGGAAGATTTTGGAAACCAGAAGGGAAAAGTCTGGAAGTCCTCAGTCATTTTATTTGACAACGGGACGAAGATCGAAGCCATTGGATCCGGTAAAAAAGTCCGTGGACGGAAGCATAAACAGTGGAGGCCGGACCTGATGCTGTGTGACGATCTGGAGAATGATGAGAATGTCGCCACACCGGACCAGCGCAGGAAACTGCGGAACTGGTATTACAAAGCGGTCAGCAAGGCAGGCGATACCTATACGGACATTGTGTATATCGGGACCCTGCTGCATTTTGACTCCCTGCTTGCCAACGTATCCAAAAACCCGGAGTACGATACCCGCAAATACCGGGGCGTGATCCAGTTTGCGGAAAATACCCAGCTGTGGGATGCATGGGAAGCCATCTATACCGATCTGGAGAACCCGGACCATAAAGCAGACGCCCTTGCATTTTTTAAGGCAAACGAAGCCGAAATGCTGAAAGGCACGAAAGTGCTGTGGGAGGAAAAGAACAGCTATTACAAGCTGATGGTTGACCGGGTATCTGACGGCGAGGCGGCATTTAATTCCGAGATCCAGAATGACCCCATCGATCCGGAAAGCTGCGCTTTTAACGAGGAGTGGTTTGATTACTATGACGATGAGGGGAAAATCCCGCCCGACTTTTCCGACCCGCGTTTCCTCTTTGTCGGCGGCAATGACCCATCCCTGGGAAAAAACAAGAAGTCGGATACCAGTGCGATCATCACCGTTGCCAAGGATGTACGGTCGGGGTATCTGTATGTTGCGCTGGCGGATATTGAGAAGCGCAAGCCCGACCAGATCATTGACGATGCTCTGGAAACCTCCAGGCGGATGAAACGGGACTATGGACGGGGATACACAAAGTTTGGAGTGGAGACGGTCCAGTTCCAGGCCTATTTTGCCGAGATCATGCGGCAGCGGTCTGCGCAGGCAGGGGAGTACCTGCCGATCGAGGAGATCAACAGCATAAAAAACAAGGATGCCCGGATCCAGTCCCTTCAGCCTTTTGTAAAGAATGGGTATATCAAATTTTCCAGACGACATAAGACGCTGTTAAAGCAGATGTCCGAGTATCCCATGGGGAAAAATGACGACGGGCCGGATGCCCTGGAGATGGTGGTCAAACTGGCGTTAGCCATACAGGGCGGGACAGCAGGTGACTATCAGAGCGTGGAGCACCGCTCCATGCGGTTTGGAACCGGGGCCTATTAAGGAGGTGGAGGCAGATGAGCAGGAAGAAAGAAAAGAACAAAGGGAAAGCCGTGATCCGGCGTCCGGAACTGGTGGAGCTGTCCCCCTCCCAGGTAACAGACAAATATTCCGACTATCCCAGCAACGGCCTGACGCCGGAAAAGCTGGCATCCATCCTGCGGGAAGGGGATGGAGGGGACGTCCTCAGGCAGTCCGAGCTGTTTGAAGAGATGGAAGAGAAGGATCCCCACCTGTTCAGCCAGTTACAGACCCGAAAGCAGGCGGTGGCCGGCCTGGATTATGAGGTGATCCCTTTTGACCCCAATGATGAGCGGGACAAGGAGATCGCAGACTTTGTGGAGCAGGCCTTAAACAGCCTGGAAGGGTTTGAAGAGGATCTGATCGACCTTCTGGATGCGATCGGAAAGGGGTTTGCTGTCAGTGAGATCATGTGGGGCTTCAAGGATGGCAGAACCGTCATAAAAGAGCTGAGGTCACGCCACCAGAAGCGTTTTTTCTGGGACAGCCTGGACGACAGCTTTAAGGTCAGAACGAAGGACAGCCCGGAAGGGATCCTGCTCCCATGCAATAAATTTGTGGTACACCGGTATAAGGCCAAAAGCGGGCATGCATCCAGGGCAGGCGTTTTAAGGATCATATCCTGGATGTATATGTTTAAAAATTACACGGTCAAGGACTGGGTGAGCTTCTGTGAGGTCTACGGGATCCCGCTCCGTCTGGGGAAATATTCCCAGGGAGCCAGCCAGGACGATAAAAAGGCATTGATGCGGGCGCTGCGCCAGATCGGGGCAGATGCATCCGGCATTATCCCGGACGAGACAGAGATCGAGTTCATCACCACAGAAAAGACCGGTTCGGTCGATCTGTTTGAACGCCTGGCACGTTATGCCGATGAGCAGATCAGCAAGGCCATCCTGGGGCAGACGCTCACCAGTGACTCTGGAGGCGGCAGCTACGCGCAGAGCAAGACCCACAATGAGGTACGCCATGACCTGACGGTGGCAGACTGCAAGGCGTTAGCCACCACGCTGAGACGTGACCTGATCCGCCCGCTGGTGTATTACAACTTTGGAGAGAACGACCGGATCCCATACCTGCGTTTTGACTGTGAGGAGAGCGAAAACTTGAAAGACCTGTCGAAAGTGATCTCCACGCTGGTATCACAGGTGGGCCTTCCGGTCCCGACTGCGTACCTGTATAAGAAGTTTGCGATCCCTAAGCCGGAGGACGGGGAGCCGGTAGCAGTCCCGTTCTCCCAGGTGGTGCGAACCGATCCGCAGCCGGCTGCATTTAAGGCATTCAAGGCCAGTCCCAGCGGAGGGAGCCAGGAACGCATTGACCAGATCGCAGACCAGGCGATACGGCAGAACGCCCCGGCGTTTAAGGCCATGTTTGCCCCTGTCTTAAAAATGGTAAAAGATGCGCAGAGCTTGGAAGAACTGAAAGCACAGTGCGAAAACGAGACCATATTGAAAGGCCTGTTAAAGGATATGAGGGCAGGGGACTTTGAGGAGCTGCTTGCTCGTACGATGCTTTTGGCAGACCTGGAAGGCAGGGGGATGGAGCATGAGTGATGAGGAGATCAGCCGGATCGTCCATGGAGGGGAGTTCCGTTTTGAGGAAGCGGTCAGCTACTTTGACAAAAAAGTCCCGGTGACTGCCGGTGTCTTTTATGACCTGGCAGACCACTACAGGGCCCTGGCATTTACCGTATCCGGCTACACGGAAGCCCAGATCATCAAAAAATTTTATGACGAGCTGCTGGACGCCCTGGAAAACGGGACCACCATGGAGCAGTTCAGGCAGTCCATGAGTGGGTTCCTGGAGCGGCAGGGATATGAAGGGCTTACCCCCTTCCAGGCAGACAACATTTTCCGGACCAATATCCAGACCGCCTACCAGGCAGGCCATTATGAGCAGATGACAGACCCGGATGTGATGCGCCTGCGCCCGTACTGGCAGTATGACGCGGTCAATGACAGCCATACCCGCCCGTCGCACCTGGCAATGGACGGCAGGGTTTTCCCGGCGGATTCCCCGGTCTGGGATACATGGTATCCCCCCAATGGGTTCCGGTGCCGCTGTACCGTCACCACGCTGTCAGCCAGGCAGGTCAAAGAGCGGGGGCTGAAGGTCGAAACGGAAGCGCCCCAGGCTGCAGACATCGGGGACGGCAGGATCGTGCAGGTCCTTCCGGATCCGAGCTTCCGGCATAACCCGGCCAAACGTCCGTTTAAGCCGGATCTGGAAGGATACCCGGAGGCCCTGAAACGGGCTTACAGATCCCAGGCCGCTAAACGGCAAAATAAGGCAACTTAGGGCATCAGGTGGTAAATTGCCCGTCCGAGATGGAACAGGGGCGTTAATAACAGCATTGACGGCGTTAATCGCCGTCCTGCGAAGGGAAACAAGACAAGGAGGACTGGAACATGGAGTATTACCAGTTAAAAGGCGAAAGCGTGGAGCTGAAAGACGCACCGGAAGTGATCAAATTGCTGCCGCTGGGACACGTCCACAGCGAAAAGGGTGATTTTGAGGTAGACCAGGAGAGCTTTGACCTGATGCGCCGCCGGTTTTTGGAGCGGGGGCTGGATCTTGTGATCGATTATGAGCATCAGACGTTAAAGGATGTACAGGCACCGGCTGCGGGATGGGTAAAGAACCTGATCCTCCAGGAGGATGCCATTGCCGCAAAGGTAGAGTGGACTCCCAGGGCGAAGGAATATTTAAAGAACCGGGAATACCGCTATCTGTCCCCGGTTGTCCTGGTAAGGCGCAGCGACAATAAGGCAGTTGTGATGCACTCCGGTGCATTGACCAATACACCGGCGATCGACCATATGTTTGCAGTAGTAAATAAAGGATCAGACGGCGAAAAAGAAGGAGGAACCGGCATGGAAACATTATTAAAAAAGCTGGCAGCATTGTTAGGGCTGCCCGAAGAGGCATCCGAGGAAGATGTTTTAAAGGCATTTGAGGACAGGATCGGCGGGGGAAACGGGGAAGGAAACACGCCTGACCAGAAAAAGAAGGAGGGCTCCGGCGTTGAAACAGAGGACGGGGCAGCAGGGACTAACCTGGAGGAGGAAAAGGTAGTCGCTAATAAGATCATCTGCTCCCTTCTTGGATTAAAAGCAGGCGCCCCGACGTCGGAAGCCGCCGCAGCGATCATGGCATTAAAATCAGGGATCGACAGCACAGCCGCAGGAAGGCTCCGGGAGCTGGAGGAGAAACTGGCGAAACGGGATGCAGATGATGCAGTGGAAATGGCCCTCAA